GATTTTCTTGGATGGCCAATCAGAGATATTTCAAAGAGTTGACAAACGTAGATGTACGAGGTCAAATGTTTACTGAACAACAGAATGCCATAGAGGCAGATATGGCACCTTTCGGGTTTATAGATGATGGACTAAACGATCCAGAAGGCATGAATAACTCATTTTTTGATGATGCAGGTGAATTATGGTCGCCTGTGACTTACCGAAAGGGAGAGTAGTAAAGAAACGAATTATAATAAATATCTACAAAGGGTTATAACTACAAATTACTTAATATATTAAGGAGAAAAAACTATGGCTTTTCAAGTATCACCAGGTGTTTCGGTAACTGAAAAGGACTTGACGAATATCGTACCAGCAGTATCCACAACTGCAGGTGGTATCGTAATGACGGCAGAGAAAGGACCAGTAGATGAGATCACTACTATTTCATCTGAACAAGAACTAGTTGACATTTTTGGAAAACCAAATGCAAACAACTTCGAGGAATTCTTTTGCGCTGCAAACTTTTTAGGCTACGGAAATAATCTGAAGGTAGTAAGACCAATCACAGGTATGGTAAATGCTGTGTCGACTGGTACTGCTGTCTTAATTAAAAATACAGCTGACTATTTGGATACCTATCTTACAGACTCAGGCGCTGGATCGGTAACAAATATAGGAACATGGGCTGCAAGAGAACCAGGAACATTAGGAAACAGTTTAAAAGTTTCTCTATGTTCTAACTCAACTGCTTTCGGTCCTCACTCACAGAGTGGAACTTTAACAAATGACGCTTCTGCTGCTATCGGAGATACAACAATCACTATGGATGATGGATCTCTATTTCAAGTAGGTGACATATTAGAATTTGGAGACGCAACTAGTGTGCCTTCAACTTCAGGTGCACCCTCTGGATTCTTTTACAAGGTAACAGCAATCTCAACAAACTTATTGACAATCGCAAGATTTAATCCTCAGACAGGTCAAACTGAAACTGGTGGTCTAAGACACGCTCTTGTTGATAACTGTAAAGTGTTAAGACATTGGGAATATTACTTTAACTTTTCAGCTCCACCAACAACAACAGATGACGTATCTAACGCTGGTGGTTCAAATGACGAGATGCACATTGCAGTAATAGATGAAGACGGATCAATCACAGGAACTGCTGGAACAATCTTAGAAACTTTCGAGGGTGTTTCACAGGCTCATGACGCTAAAGACGCTTCTGGTAATTCAAACTATTATCCAGATGTAATTTACAGAGATAGTAAATTTATCTACTGGATAGATCACATCTCAACTTTGTCAGATGGTCTAACTAAAGTGGGTACAACTTTTGATAATACAGTTGGCGATGCTTTTGTAATATCTAATACTTCACTTTCTGGTGGAACAGATGACTTTGTTGCAACAAATGCTGAGATCGCTACTGCGTATGAGAAATTTTTAGATGCAGAAAATGTTGACATTGATTTACTAATATGTGGTCCTTCTCAAACAAGTGCTGATGCAACTGGAGACACAAAAGCAACTGCTGTTATGGATATTGCAACAGCAAGAAAAGATTGTGTCGCTTTCATATCACCTGCGAGAGCAGACGTGGTTGGAGTTGCAAACGCTGTCACACAAACTCAAAACGTAGTAGGATTTGCTGATGGTCTACCATCAACAAGTTATGCTGTAATCGATAGTGGATACAAATACATGTACGACAGATACAATGATGTTTACAGATTTGTACCATTGAACGGTGACACAGCTGGACTATGTGCTAGAACTGATAACATTGCTGACTCACACTTCTCACCTGCTGGATACAGCAGAGGTCAAATTAGAGGTGCAGTAAAACTTGCTTTCAATCCAAATCAATCTCAAAGAGATGAGTTGTACAAAGCAAGAATTAATCCAGTAGTATCTTTCCCAGGTCAGGGAACTGTATTATTTGGTGACAAAACTGCTCAGGCTAAACCAAGTGCATTTGATAGAATCAACGTAAGAAGATTGTTTATCACTTTAGAGAAGACTATATCTATCGCAGCTAAATTCCAACTCTTTGAATTTAATGATGAATTTACAAGAGCACAATTTAGAAACTTGATAGAACCTTTCCTAAGAGATGTACAAGGTAGAAGAGGTGTCACAGACTTTTCAGTAGTGTGTGATGATACAAACAACACATCTGACGTTATAGACAGAAACGAATTTAGAGCTGACATATTTGTCAAACCTAATCGTTCTATTAACTTCATACAACTTAACTTTGTGGCTACAAGATCAGGCGTTGCCTTTTCTGAAGTCGCTGGCGCTTAATAGGGAGGAATAAAATCATGCCAAATATTAATGAATTTAAATCTCGTTTAAGAGGCGGCGGAGCTCGTGCTAACCAGTTCAAGGTAACTTTACCTTTTCCTGGTTATGCTCAAGTGGGTGGTGAAACATCTGATCTAGCTTTCTTGTGTAGAGCAACTGCTGTACCTGGACAAACAGTAGGTAATGTTCCTATTCCGTTTAGAGGAAGGGTATTAAATATCGCTGGGGATAGAACTTTCGAACCTTGGTCGATTACAGTTTTAAATGATACTGACTTTAAATTGTATAGAGCATTTGAAAGATGGATGAATGGTATTAACAATATGACTGACAACGAGGGTATCGCAAATCCTGCTGATTACCAAGTTGATGGTTTCATAGATCATTTAGATAGAAATGGCAATACCTTAAAATCATACACTTACAGAGGATTGTTCCCAATTGCTTTAGATAGTATACCATTAAACTATTCTACTAATGATACTATCGAGGAGTTTGGGGTTACATTCCAGTTCCAATACTTTGAAACAGATACTACTACATAAAAATAAGTTAATTCAAAAAGGAAGATTATAATATGGTACAACTACTTGGATTTGAAATAACGAGAAAAGATAACAATCTGGAGAAGCCAGCAGAAGCCAAACAGGCTTTTACTATACCTTCTCCAGATGATGGTGTCACAACTATATCTGCTGGTGGTTACTTTGGCCAATACTTGGATATGGAGGTCACAGCAAAGAATGACTATGACCTCATAAGAAGATACAGAGAAGTCAGTCAACATCCTGAATGTGACATGGCAATCGAAGATATTATCAACGAGGTTATCGTATCTAATGAAAGAGATGTTGCTGTTTCAATATCTTTAGATAAACTTGCTGTTTCAGATAAAATTAAAGAAAAAATTAGAGATGAGTTTGACGAAGTATTACGTTTGTTAAACTTTGAAGAAAAAGGACACGATATATTTAAAAGATGGTATATCGATGGCCGTATCTATTTTCATAAGGTAATAGATCCGTCTAGTCCTAGAAAAGGAATTACAGAATTAAGATTTATTGATCCACGAAAAATGAAAAAGGTTCGTGAGATCAAAAAGAAAAGAGATGTCAAAAGTAAAGGCATTGAGGTTGTAGAACAAACAGCAGAGTGGTTTGTATATAATGAAAAAGGAATGACATCTGGTACATCTAACGTAGGTGTTAAGATTGCAACCGACTCAATAACTTTTGTGACATCTGGCGTAATTGACCAAACAAGAAATATGGTCATGGGTCACTTGCATAAAGCAATCAAACCTGTCAATCAATTGAGAATGATTGAGGACGCTGTTGTCATATACAGAATAGTTAGAGCACCTGAAAGACGAGTGTTCTATGTTGACGTAGGTAACTTGCCAAAAATAAAAGCAGAGTCTTATTTAAGAGACGTAATGGCAAGATACAGAAACAAACTTGTTTATGATGCATCTACTGGTGAGATTAGAGATGACAGAAAACATATGTCAATGCTCGAAGACTTTTGGTTACCTCGTAGAGAGGGTGCAAAAGGCACAGAGGTTACTACTCTACCAGGTGGACAAAATCTTGGCGAGATATCAGATGTTCAATACTTTCAAAAGAAATTATATAAGTCATTGAACGTGCCGATATCAAGAATGGAATCAGAGTCTGGTTTCAATCTAGGTAAAGCTGCTGAGATTAGTAGAGATGAATTAAAATTTACTAAGTTTGTTCAGAGACTAAGAAAAAGATTTACACAAGTCTTTGCTGATATACTTAAAACACAATTAGTTTTAAAAGGTATCATAACTATTGAAGATTGGGCAAAGATAGGATCACATATTCAATATGATTACTTAAAAGATGGATACTTTGCAGAGTTAAAAGAGGCAGAAATTTTAAGAGAAAGATTGAGTCTCGCTCAAGAAGTCAGTCAATATGTAGGTAAATATTATTCAGTTGAATATGTAAGAAAAAAAGTATTAAGACAAAGTGACGAAGATATAATAGAAATTGATAATCAGATCGCTAAAGAGATCAAACAAGGTATCATTGCGGCTCCCGAAGGACAAGATATGGATTCAGATACGCAAGATACTGGTATAAATATAGGAGATGAATAATTATGGCAAATGAAAATGTAAAAAGTATGATTGATTCACTTGTAGATGGTGACAATGTGGCAGCTCAAGACTCATTTAAAAATGCATTGTCTGATAAAATAGGACAAGCACTTGACGATAAAAGACAGTCGGTAGCAACAGATTGGTTAAATGCTGGTGACGAGATGCAGGCGACAAAAGATGCGGCTGTATTGACTGCTGATAACGCAGAAACACCAGAGGCACCTGCTGTTGAGGTAGATCAAGGCGGAGAAGAAAATGCAGATGATGTTCCAGCAGTTCAAGACTAAACTCGCTGAACAAAAAGCAGACACTCCAAAAGAGACTGCTGAGTTTAAAAAATTATCGCCAGCTGAAAAGATGGCAGTAAAAGATATCTATGCTATGATAGGTAAAACTAAAGGTGATATAATTAGTAAGATTGATGGTATAATAAAACAGGTGGCGAGAAAAAGAAATGTTAAGGTGTCAAGAATAGAAGACTATATTGACAATGAAATATTAAGTTAAAGGAAATAAGAAATGGCAATTGCAACAAGAACACTAAAAGATACAGCATTAGAATCTAGTGGCGGTGCACAAGGTGGTAAGGTTACTGTTCTGGTAAACATGGACGATAATACTACTGCTAACTCTAATATACTTGACGCAAGTGGTTTAGCAGGACACGCTAATGGTGCAAAACTAGATATCACTAGAATATGGTGGCAGTTAGTACAAGGTACTGCTGATGACAATACAGGTCATGTACAAATACAGTTTAAAGGTGCATCATCTGATACAACAGCAATTCAACTTGCAGGCACAGGACATTATGATGGTACTGCTGGTAAGATTACTAACAATGCAACCAACACAACAGCAACCTCAGGTGACTTAGAATTAAGTGCTTTTGGTACTTCTGGTAGTGTTATAATAGAATTAAGAAAAGACGAAAACTTTACAGCGTAATTTGTTATGGCTATAACCAATACCAGTATTGTGAACACTACTGAAAAGTATATTGTTCAATCAAAAGGTATCGGTGGTGAAGAGGAACAGATAATAGCTGACGGTGAAAAGTTAGAGAGTGGTAATAACGAGAGTAAAATAAGCTTGATAGAGTGTTATTATCAAATCAAGGGCACTGGAACATTAACGATTAGTGCCACAAGTGAAGAAAAAAATTTAACTTTTACTGGTCGTGGCAAGTATGGTTTAAGACCTGACCAGTTAAAGTTTGGTGACGATAAACAAATATTATTGACAACTGACTCAAATATAGAAAGTTATTTGTTGATAACTGAATTTAGGAGAAACAATTAATGGCTGATGTGGTAACAAGTCAAACGATAGTGGATACTGCTGGTACAAAAACAGTAATGAAATTCACTAACATATCTGACGGATCAGGTGAAACACTAGTGACTAAGATGGATGCTAGTGAATTAAATTTTATGACAGAGGATGCAAATAGGGTTCTCGCAAAAATATATTGGTCAGTAAATACTACTAATGGTAAATCAGGAGTAGAATTACTATTTGCTGGCAGTGGTGATAACGCTGCAAATGCAACGATAGGATTTTTTTCTGGTCGTGGTTTCCACGATTACCATACGGCAGGAAATAGTATACCTAACAATGCAACATTGACAGCAAACACATCGCCTGCAGGTGATATATTGCTATCAACAAAAGGTTTTGTTGCAGGTGATAACTACACAATAATTTTAGAGATAAGATAACAAAGGTGGAGAGATGAAACTAATAACAGAAACAATAGAGAATATCGAAGTCTTAACCGAAGAAAGAAACGGGAAGAAAGACTACAAGATAAAAGGTATCTTTATGCAAGCGGATATTAAAAACCGTAACGGTAGAATCTATCCAGTAGGCACACTTGCAAAAGAAGTTAAAAGATACAACGAACAATTTATAAACAAAAAAAGAGCTTTCGGCGAGTTAGGACATCCTGACGGACCAACCGTGAATCTTGAAAGAGTTTCACATATGATTACTAGTCTAAAACCAGAGGGTAAAAACTTCATAGGTGAGGCGAAAATCATGGATACACCATACGGTAAGATCGTCAAGAATTTAATTGACGAGGGTGCTCAATTAGGCGTATCATCAAGAGGTATGGGTTCTCTACAATCAGGATCGCAAGGTAATGTTGTAGGCAAAGACTTCTATCTCGCAACTGCAGCTGATATAGTTGCAGACCCATCAGCTCCAGACGCTTTCGTAGAA